TCTGACTCCCACTCCAAGCATCACAGCAACTCCGACAATAACGGCAAGTAATACACCGACAAATACTCCAACAGGAACATCCTGTCCTGGTGTTAGTCCAAGTGTTACACCGACCCATACTGCTACGCCTACAACCACAACAACCTTAACAGCAACACCATCTCATACACCTACAAATACAATGACACCGACACCATCGGTAACAATTGGATTAACCCCAACTGCAACAGAAACTCAAACTCCTACTCCTTCAACAACAACAACATTAACAGCAACTCCTACTCATACTCCAAGTAGTACCGCAACACCGACAACCACTACTACATTAACTGCGACACCTACAAGAACCGCATCATTAACACCTTCACCTACACAAACATTAACACCGACACCTACTTCAACTCAACCTACTTGTGATTGTAGAAGCTGGTTTGTAACAAATAATAGTTTTGATAGTTGTCCTGTTTATTTTGTTGATTGTAATTCAGGTGCAGGTTCATTATTTAACTTACCAGGTAATTCATCAACTCAGGTATGTAGTTGTACACCACCATTTAGTTTATGTCCATTAGTAATCATAAATGATGGACCTTGTACTCCACCAATATGTTACGAGTATTTTGCTGAAAACATAACAACTCAAAGTGGGGTAAACTCTATTAGATTTGCTTTGGTTCAACAATATGTATGTCCTGGTTATACAAGTAATAATACACCAGTTACGGTAGGAAACGGAATATGTTTACATTCAATTTTAGCATTACCAAACTTCTTAGCCTTAGACCCACAATGGGCAGATAATCATATACCAGCACCAGTTTATGGTGTTGATTACACATTAACATTAAATGCATGTCCTTAATTGATGGCTAGATTTTACATAACACAAACTCCAAGTAATACACCAAGTAATACTCCGACTAACACTCCAAGTAATACTAGATGTCCAATTACAGCCACACCTACGCGTACTCCTACACATACACCTACAGCATCAATAACACCTACTCGTACATCATCAATTACACCAACTCCGACATTAACGCCTACAACAACTCCTACATCTACTTTTGTATACTATATGGGTCAATTCTGTACAGGATTTACTCAAACCGATGCATGTATTTGTACTGGTACAACAACTCTGTATAGTACTCAACCATTCTATACATTAAATCAACAAGTATTCACTCAACCTATATTCAACCCTTCATATTGGGCTCCATTTGATTTATACATGTCAAGTGGTGGAACATCATACCAATATCAATATACGATGTTTGCACCAGGTTTAGTTGAACTTGGAGCTTGTCCTACACCTACCCCTACAATTACTCCTACAAACACAATAACACCGACAATAACGAATACGCCTACACCAACGGAAACTCTGATTGGACAAACTTGTCATTTGATGACAGAAAATAGTGAGAATATTATGACAGAAAATAATAACTTTATTGATGTTGAAAATTGTTCTGAACCATTACCAACACCGACAACTACAGTAACATCTACTCTCACACCTACAATTACGCCTACACCAGAAATTACTCAAACTCCCACAAATACAATTACCCCAACATCATCAATAACTCCAAGTCCTACTTCTGAACCTACTAATACTCCTACACAAACTTTAACTCCTACTCCTACACAAACAACAGAACCTCCAGGACATAAATTATTAGCAGAATCGGGCGAAAACATACAAACTGAAGTACCTCAAGATATTGAAATACAACATTAAAAAATAAATTAAATAAAAATAAAATAATATGGCAAACATAAAAATTAGTCAATTACCTTCTTATACTGGCACCGCTGCGGATTTAAGATGGTTCGTAATGAATAACAGCGGTGAAACTGAAACATATAAGTTCAGTGGATATACAAGTCCTTTGAGATTTACATCTCCAACAAATATAAAACCTGTTTATAGTTCAGCGGTTTTATCAAATGACTTTAATCAAATATTTGGTGGTTCAGGTAATACAATTAACTCAACAGCTGGAAATAACAATTATATTTTCGGTGGAGAGAATAATGCGATAAACGCATCTAGAGACCAGAATATGATTATTGGTGGTTATGGTAATACAATAACTAATGTTTTTGGCGGATATTATGGTTCAATTATTTGTGGATTTGGTAATACTATGAATGCTGGTGGATGGGGAAGTGTAATGGTTGGAGGATATAATAACTATTCAAGTGATTATGGAAACTGGTCATCAGCTGTAATTGGTGGTGAATCATTAAACCATGCTGGCGGTGGTTGGTCATTTATGGGTGCTGGAAAAAATAATCAAAATAATGCTACTTATGGGTCTGTTATTGGTGGATATTCAAACAACAATCAATCAGCATCTGGTTCAATCATTGGGGGTAATGCTGTAACAATTTCCTCTACAGGTAATAACAATGGTGTTTTTGTAAGTGAAAATGTTTCAATAACAGCAGGGAATAATTCTACAATTATTGGTAGCGGTGATTATACGACAATTCAAAACAGTCAATGTGGTGCATTTGGTTCTAATAGAGCAACTTTAGCAGGACAAACCTCATATGATTTTGGAGGTTATTACAACTCAACAGCTAATGGTAGATGGAAACATCACTTTGGTGGAACTTCAAATGTGTTGAATGGCACAGGACAATTTCATTCAATAATTGGAGGAACTTCAAATAGTATTTCTTCAAGTGATGATTATTCTGCAATTTACAATTCAACAAATTGTAGTATGACAAGGTCAAAAACAAGTTCAATTATTAACTCAATAAATTCAACTCAAAATGCTAACCCTTCACCATACTCAACATCAGGAGTAACAATGATTGGTTGTTCTGGAACTGATGCAACGAACTTAAATAATTCTGTTGTATTAGGTGTGAGTGGAAAAACAATAAATGGAGGAGGTGAATCTGGTAGAGCATATATGGATAAACCATATATCTTGGGTAATATTATTTGGGATGTAACAACTGTAAATGATGCTGGAACTGTAAACATAAATGTATTCACAGATGCAATGACAATCATAAATGTCACTGGCGGAACTTATGATTTAACAATTACACCAGTTCCAAATGACCCTGGAACAGAAGTAACCTTGATGATAAATTATGTATCAGGAACAGTCAATTTTGTAGGTTCAGGTTCAGTTCAATGGAGATGGGGTAATGGATTGGGAGCACCTACATTTAGTGCTAATACATTATCAATAATTAAAATGGCAACTTGGGCAGGTAATGACCTTTGGGAAGTATCTCGTTCAATGAATATGTCATAAACAAAAACTTGAAAAAAAATATTTTATTATAGTAAATGGAAAAACTAAAACCAAATAGAGTGGAGGATTTAAGATGGTTTATGGTTCAATCAGAATCACTAACCAAAGAGAAGTTTATGAAATTCCAAAAAGTAGTTAAACTATTTCCAGAGTTATTTGAACTGGCAAAGAAAAAATCGTAATTAAATGGCAAAACCAATAGATATTAAGGTTAGAATTGATGCGGCACTCAATGCGGATGCCACAATCAAAAATCTAAGGGAATTAAAACAAATTCAAAAAGAATTAGTTGCTGGTAGTGATGACTACAAAAAGGTTCAACAAAAAATTAACGACATTGGTGATGCGACAAAAACAGCAAAAAACCAATCTCAAGATTTAGTTGACTCTATCGCAGCGGCTCCAGGCCCATTAGGTGCTTTAGGTAGAACAATTGATACCGTCAGTTCATCTACCAATAAGTTTGGTTTAGCGTTAAAGGCAACTGGTATAGGAATAGTTGTTGGATTAGTAGGATTACTTGTAAAAGCTTTTAGTGAGAATGAGAAGGCTTTGAAGAAGTTGGAACCAATCATGAATGCGTTTCAACAAATTCTTGGTGGTGTATTCACAGCTTTAGAACCAGTCTTTAATGTATTGACTGATTTGGCGTTGAAGGCAATGCCTATTTTAACTGATGCTATCGGTGGAGTTATTACCGCCTTCACAGCACTTGGTTCATTCCTTAAAAACTTTTTCCAAACCCAATTCAAATTATTCGGTGCATTCGGTAAAGTATTAAAGGGTGTTTTTACCTTAGATTGGGACACAATCAAAGAAGGTATAAGCGATGGTGTAGATGCGGTCAAGACGGGGGTTCAAAATGTCGTAAATACTACACAGGAAACATGGAATAACTATAAGAAGGGTACGAAGGAATTAACCAAAGCGGAAGAAGAGGAATTAAAGAAGAGAAAAGAGGCTAATGATAAAGCCGCTGAGGAAAGAAAGAAAAAACAAAAAGAAGCTCAAGAAGCTGCAAAGAAAGCTGCTGAAGAAGCTCTACAACAAAAAAAGGCTGATTTAGATGCTCAAATCAAATTAGAAACCGATAAGGAAAACACCTCAAGAGAAACCTTAACAGCATTATATCAAAAGAGATATGAGGCTGAAATTAAAAATCAGAAGTTAAGTGATGCTCAAAAACAAGCTTTAAGAGATGACAACGCTAAAAAGGTTGAAGAAGCATTAAAGGCTGATACAGATGCACAACAAAAAGCATTTGAAGACCAAGTCAAAAAACTACAAGAAACCAATAAATTAAAGGTTGATGAATTGACCGCAAATCTCGGTCAAATTAAAAATCTATATGGTGAAGACTCCAAGGAAGCAAGAAAGGCTCAAGATGATATCTATCAAGCTCAATACGAAGCATTAGAGGCTGAGAAACAATTATTACTTGAGAAAAAAACTTTAACTGAAGAAGAGAAAAACAGATTAAAGTCTATTGCAATCGAGGAACAAAACCTTACAAATACCAAAGACGCTGAGAATAAGAAACGTATTGAAAATGATGTTAATACATTTTTAAGAACGAATGAAGCGGCAAAGAAAGCGTCAGACGATAAGTTCAAACAAGCAATGGCTGATGCCGAGTTTGATTTGCAACAACAACAAACTTTATTAGATGAAAAAACTGCTAAGGACAAGTTATATTATGACACCTTATTGGCAAATGCTAATCTAACAAAAGACCAAAGAGCGGCGATTGAGGCGGAACAAACTGCAACAATTAAAGCAAATGCTGAAACTCAACTTGATATTCAAAAGAAAAAACAAGCCGCAGAGTTTGCGTTATTGGATGCAACGGCAAATGCGATTAGTGCGGTTGCTGACATTGCTGGTAAGAATACAGTTGCGGGTAAAGCATTAGCTGTAGCGGCATCTTTGATATCAACTTATACAGCAATTGCTAAACAACTTGCAGCCTTTGCAGGTGTTCCTGTACCAGGTTATGCGGTGGTTCAAGCTATTGCAACAGGATTGGTAGGTTTCAAGGCAGTTAGAGATATTATTGCCACACCAATTCCTACTTCAGGTGGAGGTGGAACATCTACACAAGGAACAGGAAGTGCTAATAACGGGCCTAGTGTTGCAAAACCACGTGGATTAGCAAAGGGTGGGTTGGTACAAGGGCCTGGTACAGGAACAAGTGATTCAATACCAGCTTTACTATCACATGGTGAATCAGTAATCAATGCAGCATCTACAGCGATGTTCGCACCATTATTATCAACAATCAATCAAATTGGTGGTGGTAGAAAATTTGCTAGTGGTGGTATGGCTTTAGATGGAGTTAATCAATCTCAAGCTATGGCTGACTTTACTAACGCATTTGGTGCTCAAGATAAACCGATGAAAACTTATGTTGTTGCAAGAGATATGAGCAATCAACAAATGTTAGATAGAGCGATTAAATCCCGTTCTACCATATAATTTTTAACATTTTTACTTAAATTGATATTTAATAATATGACACCTAAAATAATTGAACTAACCATTGACGATGGTGATGATGAAGGCGGATTAGATGGTATAGCACTTGTTGAAATGCCAGCACATGAAGCTTCATTTGAGTATTTTTCAGACAACGAAAAACCAGCTCATTATGTGTTATGTGACGATGAAGTACCACAAGTAATACAAATGTTTCACTCTTATGGTGAACCTCAAGGATTACTTGAAAAAGAAGGTTGGTATATTCATTCAGTTAGACCTGTAGGAAAACAAGAATTCCAAATTATATCAGACCCAAATTCTCCATCTGCTCAAGATACGGAAGATGTAAGATATAGATACAAATATGTGGGACCTATTAGAGAAAATTCAAGAACTTTCTGTAAGGAAATGATGTCAGCAAATCGTGTTTTTAGAATTGAAGATATTGATGAGATGTCAAGAAGAAGTGTTAATCCAGTAGGACCTGATGGTTATTCAATATTTGAATGGCGTGGGTCGTACAACTGTTTCCATAAGTGGATACAACTTATCTATAAAAGAGAAGGTACCATCATTAACAAATCATCTGTTAGAAAAGGTTTAATAGATGAGGATGGAATGCCAGGACCAGATACATTAACAACTGCAGCAAGAGAAGCAGGATACAAGCCAAGAACAGGGTTTGGAGCAATAACAACAAACAAACTATTTAATAAATAAGATGGCAACATTTACCGATTTCATTTCAAGCCTCAATAGTTGCAAACAACAAGCAATTTTTTGGCACAATCAAACTAAATCATTTTCAGAACATAAAGCATTAGAAAACTTTTACTCTGAAATACTAGACTTGTTAGATGGTTTAGTTGAGTCAACTGCTGGTATCTACGGGAGACCGATGGGATATACCACACACGAACCAACTGATTATGTATCAAAAGAAGAAGTAATCAAATACTTCAAAACTTTATATGACTATATTGCTACTGAACGTAAAAGTTTATATCAAGAAAGTTGGATACAAAATCAAATAGACGAAATCGCTCAACTTGTTGCAGAAACATTATACCTATTAACTTTAGTTTAATACATGGCATCAATTACAGACTACCCTCAATACATTACCGATAATGCAAAACGAGCTAAGGCTTGGGTTGATGAAAATGGTTATGGTAGCTGTATGACCCCTGTTGGTAAAGCAAGATTAAATCAATTGGCTAAAGGTGAACCAATATCTTTGGATACAATTAAAAGGATGAAGGCTTATGCTGACAGACATAAAAAAGATTTAACAAGTTCTAAATCATTTGATGACGGATGTGGATATCTTGCTTGGTATTCTTGGGGATTAGATGAAACTGGTAGAGTTGAAAAATGGTTAGAAACTAAAATAAATTCAATGGAACAAAAAATGAGTGAAGACGTAAGTGCATTACCTACCTATACTGATGAAGTAGATGGTGAATTGGTTAAGAAACCTGTTCTTGGTGCATTACCTTTATTTGAAGATAAGAAGGATGCTGAAGCCTTTGCAATCGCCATGGGTTGTAAAGGTTCGCATCCACATAATTACGGGGATAAAACCCTGTATATGCCGTGTAAAGAACATCCTGAAAAAATGGATTTAACTGAGGCTTGTTGGCCTGGTTATGAAGCAATTGGAATGAAAGATGACGGAACAGGTAAGATGGTTCCTAATTGTGTTCCAGTAAAAGAAAAACAATCAGCTGAATTTGGTGCTGATGATTCAGTATTCCAAGTATTCAATAACGAACAAAGATTGGTGGTAGGACCAGCAATGATACCTGACAAAATGATTGTTCGTAGAAATGAAATAACAGGAGAAATATACTATGTGTATTTTACACCAGAAACAATCAAGAAACTTCAACAAAAATTCATGCAAGAGAAGTTATTGGATAAAACCAATATTGAGCATGGTAGAAAGTTTTTAACGGGTGTAGATGTGGTTGAGAGTTGGATTGTAGAAGACCCAAAATTGGACAAACAACAAGTATTCGGAATGGATTATCCAAAAGGTACATGGATGGTGGCGATGAAAGTTAATAATGACGAAACTTGGAATAAGGTAAAAGATGGAAAATTAAGAGGATTTTCTGTTCAAGGATACTTTTTAGAGAAAGCGAAATTCGGAGCGATTGATAACAAAATCATTGACAAAATAAAACAAATATTAAATGAAATAAAATGACATACCAAGAAGCAATCAAAAAAATAAATAAACTCCTTGGATTGTATAAATTCAATTCTTACAAAATCAAAGGAACTGGTGAAGAAGTTGTTACTGATGGTGAATTGGCAGTAGATGAGCCTATTTATGTAATGACGGACAACGGACAATTGCCAGCCCCTGATGGTGAATATGAATTGGAAGATACAACCATAATCAAGACCGAAGACGGCAAAATAAAAGAAATAAAATACGATATGACAAACGAAACACAAAGCTTCACAGAAGCAACAACCAAAGATGGTGCGGTGTTAGAGTCTCCTACATTCGATTTGGGTGAAGATGTTATGGTCGTTGGACAAGATGGTAAGAAAACACCAGCTCCTGATGGAGAGCACGAAATTGCTCTTAAAGATACTTCAGGAAATGAGGTTATTATCAGAATTGTAACCAAAGACGGTAAAATCACCGAAAGAGAAAATGTTGAGGAAGCTAAACCTGAACTACCTGAAAATGAAGATATGTCCATGGCACCTGGTTTATCTGATGGAAATGATGACAACGAAGATGTTTTCAAAAAAGTAATCATGGAGAAAATTGATTCTATGATGAAAAAAATGGAAGAAATGTCTGCTAATTATGAAGACATGAAATCAAAAGTTGCTAAGTTCTCAAAAGAACCTGCTGGTGAACCAATCAGAAGTGCTAAAAACATGGTAAACGAATTCAATGAAATCAAAAACGAACATTTGGCGTCATTGATTAAAGTAAGACAAGCGTCTTTTAACAAATAAACTAAAACAAAATAAAATAAAAATCAAACATTATGGCAAACAAACATTATGACTTTTCATATAACTTGTCTTCGTTAGCAACGTATACAGACCAAGTTGGTGGAGAGTTAATCAGAAAAGCCGTACTAGAGGGAGAAACGGCAAAAATTATTAAGGTGCAACCCGGCGTAGTAGGCTCACAAGCAATCAACTTATTAAATTCAAATCTTGTAGTTCAAGAGGGTACTTGCGGATGGGATGCATCTGGTACTACTATCTTTACACAAAGAAACATCCAAACATGTCAATACAAAGTTAACGAAAGTCTTTGTCCGAGGACTCTCTCTGACTACTGGTTAGGTCAATTATTACAACCTGGAGATTACAATACCACGGTCCCGTTTGAACAGCAAATCGCAGAATTAAAGACGGCACAGATTTCTCAGTACTGTGAGAACTTAATTTGGGGAGCTTCTTCAG